ATTGATGGCCAGCGCAAGGTCGTTGAGATCCAAGACGACCTAGTCATGGATGCCATCTACGGCATGGATACGATGAACCTGCAGATGCTGGCGTTCCCGGCAGCTGTGGCTAACTTCTTCCGCCGCACCATCACGTTGTCTGGCGTGTTCCAGCTCAAGCAGGTGTTTAAGGACGCGCCGACCGCAGCGATGGTGACAGGTGTGCGTCGTCCGTTTGCTTTGATTAGCGGCGTGTACAAGGGCCTTCTCACCGCACTGGTGCAGCCCGGCGTGAAGAAGCTTGGCTACAACGTAGACCCGGCTCTAGATGTGTTGAAGGCGGCTGGCATTGGCGGCTTCTACACGGGATCGCGCACGCCGGAAGCAGAAGTGAAGCGCCGTCTGGGCATCATGAACAACAACGTTTATGACGTCTTTATCCGGGCGCTCGACCATATTGGTGATTCGTCTGATATTGCCCAACGTGTTGCTACATACAAGCGCGTCCTCGCGGAGACTGGTGATGAAGCGCAGGCCATGTATCAGGCGGCGAACGTTATTAACTTCATGCACCACGGTGCCAGCGCAACAGCGCAGGGCTTTATCAAGACCGTGCCGTTTGCTGGCGCTTATGCCAACGCACAGGACGTGCTGGTTAACGCACTGCTGGGTGGTGGCCTGAAGGGTATGTCTCGGGCCAAGGCGATTCAACGTTTGGCCATTACGACTACCCTGCTTGGCATCACGACCCTGCTTTATCGCATGGTCATCGGGGATGATCCTGAGTACGAAGAGCTGGACGACCAGACCAAGCTGCGTAACTACATCATCCCTGGCACTGACATCATGCTGCCGATGAACACCTCGGCTGGGTTCATCTTCAAGGCTCTTCCTGAAATGATCTACGACAAGGTCATCAGTGAAGGCACCAAGAATGAGATTGACCAAGCTCGCTTGAAGCGTGCCTTGGCGGTTGCAGCGCGAGACATGCTGCTGGGTCCTGAGCCCGTACCGCAAGTCGTTAAGGGCATGGTTGAAATCGGCATCGACTACAACTTCTTCACTGGTCGTTCGGTCGTGCCGGAGAACCTGAAGGATGTCGAAGCCGCTCAACAGTACAACGCTGCCACCTCTGAGCTGGGCAAGTACATCAGTAATGCCACGGAGATTCCGGGCACCGATGGCAAGCGAGTTCTGTCACCCGTTCAGGCCGACCATTTGGTGCGTAGCTTGTTCGGCACAACGGCTGCCGTGGCACAGTGGTTTACCAACAGTGTCGCTGCCGCATCGGGTGAGCGCATGGCACCAGCCGAGCGTGAGACACCAATCACTGGGTCATTCAAGCGGCCAGCGGTCCCGCGTGGTAACGAGGATCTGTTCTACGACCTCAAGGAACGGGCGGACAAGAAGTACGAGACGTGGAACCAGTTTATTGCACGTGGCCAAACCAAGGAGGCTGCTGCGTACATGAAGCAGCACTCCAAGCTGATTGCCATGCACGACTACACGTCGGAAACCGCAGCATCTCTATCTGAGATCAATCAGCTCATCCGGTACTACGGCGAGTACACGAAGATCAAGCTGTCGCCAGAGGAACGCCGGAAGAAGGTGGAGCAGATGCAGAGGACCAAACAAAAGATCCTCTCGGATGTGAAGGCACAACGCAGGGCGGCCGGGCTCTAGTCCAGGGTGTGTATCAGGATGGTGCAGCCCCCGCCCTTGCGGACCTCTTGTCTAACAATGTGAAGCTCATCTATCTGGCTGTCTGACTCGTAACAGCCAGCGTGCTCACAGGCATCTAGCAGGGCCTTCAATAGGTTGTCCACATCCCGTTTGCGTTTGTCAGGCGGGAACAGTGCGACATGCACAGCAAGCCTGCCCTCAAGTCCAGTAATCTCCTGCTCGGCGCATGCCTCCGCGACGGCCATGCGGAACTCCTTCCCCTTCTTCCCAATGAAGCGGCTCTTACCGGCCTGTCCCCAGTAGTGGTTCACGCTCGGCGGCCAAGGCAATAGAAGCTGGATATGTCTCATAGATCCCTGCTATGATGTAGGACATGAAAGGACATGGGTATCACCTATTGACTTGTGGTGATACACAGCATAACAATAAGACGTCGCAACCGCTAGGAAGGAACATGAAGCTCACCAATAAGCACAACATTCCGATGACGTTCGTGAACGTCTTGGAGCGCCCTACGTACAGCAAGGGCAAGGCTCACCTGTCTGTCACGCAGCTCATCAACAGCCCGAAGATTGTGGCGTTGACTCAGAGGTTTGAGGATCAGATTGAGCAGGACGTATCGGACATGGTCTGGTCCATCTTTGGCTCTGCGGTCCACAAGGTCTTGGAGCATGGCAAGGATGACAACCACATCATCGAGGAGCGTATCCACGTCGAGTTTGAAGGCTGGCGCATCTCTGGTGCGGTAGACCTGCAGGTCATCAATGAGGATGGCTCTATCTCCATCCGTGACTATAAGACCACGTCGGCGTGGTCAGTGATGAACGACAAGATTGAGTGGGAGCAGCAGCTCAATATTTATGCGTGGCTGGTCGAGAAGGTGAAGGGTATCGAGGTTAAGGACCTTGGCATCGTTGCCATCATCCGTGACTGGAGCCGGCGTGATGCTGGTACGCGTGATGGATACCCCGAGGCTCCCATCAAGGAACTCCCCATCCGGCTGTGGCCAATGGAGGAGCGTGAGGCTTTTGTCTCGCACCGTATCGGCCTGCATTCGGAGTGTGAGTTCGCCATGGAGGCGGAGGAGCTGTTGCCGCCGTGTACGCCGGATGAGATGTGGGAGAAGCCCACCGTGTACGCGGTGAAGAAGAAGGGCGCAGTACGCGCCAAGTCGCTGCACCCGACTGAGCTTGAGGCCATTGGCATCGCAGCTCAACTGGGTGGCGAATACGAAGTGGAGATTAGGCAGGGGGAGCGCACTCGTTGCGCCAACTTCTGCCCGGTCAATACGTGGTGCCAGCAATGGCGTGATTATCAAGATGGTTTGGTTTGGAAGGAGAAGGCATGAGTGCCAATGACATTCAGGTGGGTGGCACCCACTACAAGGACCTTGGGCAGTTCCAGCCGTGGGACGTTCTTCAGGCGTGGCTTACGCCGGATGAGTACCGTGGCTGGATGAAAGGTAACGCTCTGGTCTACCTGGCTCGTGAGCGCAACAAGGGCGGCATGCAGGACGTTGAGAAGGCTGTGCATACGCTGACCAAGCTGATTGAGGTGGGCCAGCCCAAAGTTACCGTTGAGGTGTTGGCGACCGATCTGGTTGCTCCCCGGCCGAAGCGCAAGTACACGCGCCGCAAGCCTACCAATGAGGCACCGTATGGCTTCAAGGCTGACGGTACTCCCTATAAGAACAAGCCGAAAGGATGGACCAAGTGAGCGTACATAAGAAGCTGATGCAGGCCCGCGTCAAGCTGCATGGCATGGAGCTCAAGAAGTCTGGCGAGAACAAGTTCGCTGGCTATAAGTATTTTGAGCTCGGCGATTTCCTGCCGCAGACCATGCAGATCTTCAACGAGCTCGGCCTGTGCAGCGTGGTCACTTTTGATACGGACCGCGCCCTGATGACCATCACCGATACGGAAGATGGCACGAGCATTGAGATTGCCAGCCCCATGGCAGAAGCCAATCTCAAGGGGGCCCATCCGATCCAGAACCTTGGTGCGGTGGAGTCCTATCAGCGCCGCTATCTGTGGCTCAACGCCATGGAGATTGTGGAGAACGACATCATCGACTCGGCTCCTCCTAAGCCTGTGGAAAAGCCTGTGGAAAAAGCAGAGAAGCCGCGTCCTCCTGCAGAGGTCAAGGGCCAGCCGGGAGACTGGAGTATCAAGGCTACGCTGGAGCCGGAGGGTGATGTGGAAAACTGGCTGATCGTTGTGAACGATGCGGTCATGGCCGCGTTGGAAATGGCGACCAAGTCGGAGGATGTGATGGCCATCTTCAAGAAGAACAAGCAGCTCTTCGATGCCATCAAGGCGGCTGACGCTGAGTTCTTCAAGGACATGATGGCCAGCTTTACTGAACGTAAGAACCAACTGGGGGCAGCATGAGCAACTTCGTACCGAGACCTAACAGCGGCACCTTGTGGCCTAACAACAAGGCCAGCGAGAACCATCCCGATGTACGGGGGGATGTGTTCCTTGACCGCACCTTCCTGAAGAACGCGCTTGCATCGACGGACGAGGACCTTATCAAGATCCAAGTGGCCGGCTGGCGCAAGGAGATTGCCGGCAAGAAGTGTCTGTCGCTCTCGTTGTCGGAGCCTTACGTCAAGAAAGAGTCGTCCCAAAACAAAGGACTCGACTCGGATGACGTGCCATTTTGACTATGAAGACTCTGCAATTTGAGGGCGTGAAGGTTGCGTTGAAGCAAGACAAGACCGGCTACGTATTGACCTTGTGCATGCACCCGGATGAGGTGCCCATCGAACTCCTGAGGGATTTCGTGGGTGCCCGTTACCAGGTGGTGATGGTCAGGCTCAATGAGCACGAACAGCCGATTGATAGGCAGGAAGCTTTCGAGTCTGACAAGTACATCAAGATGGCAGCCATGTTGTGCAAGGACACCCAGTTCTGGGAGTACCTGCATGAGGACACTCAGATCATCGAGCCCTCGGAGAAGGAAGCAACTGAATGGCTGCGCGACTACTTGGATATTGCTTCAAGGGCAGAGCTCAAGGAGAACCATGAGGCCCGTGTGCGTCTCGACTCACTCAACAAGGAATTCAACGCATGGAAAAGAAGATGATTCCCTTCAGTCTCTACCTGCCGGTAGAGCATCACCAGAAGCTCAAAGAGGTGGCGAAGGATCGCAAGGCATCAGCTCTGGTGAGGGATGCCATCACGATGCTGGTCGATGGCAACGACGCGTTCAAGGCTGGCTACAACAAGGCTATCCGCGATGCCTCCAAGGTGGTCTACGACTGCGAGGAAGCGCAGATGGTGGCAGTGAAGGGCCGTGACCTTGGGGCCATTCTGACCGAGCAGATCCAACTGCTGGAGATGAAATGATTCACGCCATTGAGCTGGAGATCCGAGAGAAGCCGTTCATTGTGCGTCTTTATCACTGGGAACCGTACAAGCCGGCGTATACGCATGGCCCTCCCGACCGTTGTTACGAGGCCGAGGGTGGGTACGGTGACTGGTCTGTGTTTGATTTGGATGGGAACCGCGCGGTTGCGCTGGAGGAGAGCATGACGCCAGCAGAAATCGAGGCGGTGGACGAGGCTTTTTTTTCAATCATGGAGAGTGAATGGTGAGCTTTGAATTCCTGACAGGTCTTGTTGAAGAGTGGGCCGAGCAGCGCGGCATCTATGAGCACTCGACCCCAGCCGCTCAACTGTTGAAGGCCGTATCTGAAATGGGTGAGCTGGCAGACGCCGAGATCAAAGGCATCCGCACTGAACAGTGTGATGCCCTTGGCGATGTGCTGGTTTGTCTTATCAACTATGCCCACATGCGGCGCATCAATCTGGTCGATGCACTCAATGGGGCTTACAGCGTCATCAAGACGCGCACGGGGAAGATGTCCTCTGGTGGTGCATTTGTGAAGGAGCAGCAATGACACCGTTCCGCGATTACTCGACGTACTTGCAAAGGATTGTTCGGTTGGAGCGTGTGATCTGCGACCTTTGCAATCAGAAGATGTATCTCCAGGCTCGTCGCCGGACGATGGAGTTGCAGCAGGTAGTGCTCGATCTTTCAACCTTGCTTGAGGACCTTACAAATGAGGAATGACCATGCCGGTAGTAATGACCAAACTTCTCTGTCTGTTGGGGGTGCATCACCTACGGTCAACCCGACTCGCCAACGTTCGCGTCTGCGTCAACTGTGGCAAGCATGTGGACTGATGCTGCCAGTCATATGTATGGCTGATCCGCTGTATGAGAACAGCCCGTTCAACTACCAGAACAGCCCATACAACTATGAGAACAGTCAGTTCAACTATCGCAACAGTCCGTACAACTACGAGAACAGTCAGTTCAATACTCGGTCTCCGAATGCTGTTTTCGATACGAACGGCAACCGGATCGGCTATGAGGTGACTGCGCCCTCTGGTGTGCGGAACATCTTTGATAACAACGGCAACCGTATTGGCTACAAGCCGAAGAGGTAATCGTGAACATCAATGGCAGGATGGTTGAACAGATGGCCCGCGAGGCCGAGCTCGATGAGGCAATCATCAATGACTGGTCTCACGAGCTGGAGCTTATGTGCCGGTTGGTTAACTTTAAGGTGCGGCCTGACATTTCTTATCACGCCAAGAACTTGGAGCTTCAGCGGTGCATTGCCGTGTGCAAGGCTCAGCTGGAGGGTGGATCAGACGAGTTCAAGCGTGGGGTAATGGCTTGCGTTGCAGCGTTAGATAAACAATAGGATTCATCATGGACCGACAAGACATCATCAATCTGGCCAGAAAACGGTTTGCGAACGCTCTGAAAGCGTGGCCGACTGAGTTTGAAGAGATATTGATTATGTTTGCCGAGGAGGTCGCTGAGCGCACGCTTGCTGCCGCTGATTGGCCGGAGATTATCGAGGGCGCGTACCCCACCATGATTCGTGCGTGGGCAAAGCGGACCATCCCTGAGCTTGCGTTCTCGGCTAGTGATGCGGAGCTGGAGAACTTGGCCGAGCTGATCGTGGCTTACGAACGTGAGCAGTGCGCCCTTGTGTGCGAGAAGGCTGGCATGGATGGCTATGGCACTCTCGCAGCAGCAGAGGCTATTCGTAGGCGGGGGGATTGTGACGCCTGATGATGTGATGAGCATGGCTAAGGAGGCTGGGTTTGAAACGCAAGGTTCACCCCAGCTCCTTCTTAAGCTGGAGAAGTTTGCAAACCTGGTGCTCTACTCAAGACAGCCCATTAGTGATGAGCATTTGAAGGACATCATCGAGTACGAGAGCAAGCGAACCGGCTGGCGTATACCGCCCACCATTCAGGTGGCCCGAGCAGTTGAACAATGGCATGGGATTGAGAAATGAACCGAGATGACATTATCCGCATGGCGCTGGAGGCAGGCTTCCGTATTGACGGTAATGAAGTAACCGAATCTGACGGATACCTCATTCAGACTGAACTGCTCACTGACTTTGCCGAACTGGTCGCTGCTGCGGAGCGTGAGGCGTGTGCGAAGGCGTGCGAGGCATACGACAGCGCTGACCCGCTTAACGTATCTGGCGAGTGCGCCGAGCGCATTAGATTGAGGGGGCGGCGATGATTGATAGCAATTGGGAGTCTGCAAAAAGAGATTGGGTCGGTACCACCACGGCTCTGAAAGTGCCAAAGTATGTCGGCACTTACTGGATTAGTAAGGGTATTGCCTCGACTGGATTTCAACTCACAAAAAAACCCAACTGGTTGAATCGAACCATGACGCGGTTCCTGTTGGGCTGGATGTGGGAGGACAACAAATGAACCGCGATGACATCATCCGTACGGCGCGGGAAGCTTTCCATGACCCTGACGCAGTAGATGCTTGGCAAAACGGTTTCTGGGTTATCACTCAAGAAGAACTGGAACGCTTTGCTGAATTGGTTGCTGCTGCCGAGCGTGAGGCTTGCGCGAAGATGTTTGATGGAGATGTGTGGGCCTATGACTACCGTGAAATAGCCGCCGCCATCCGAGCAAGGGGTAGCAATGACCCGCGATGACATCATCCGCATGGCGCGAGAGGCTGGGTTCAATATTGAGCAAGGGTTCTTATTGCGCGTTACAGGTATTGATGAAGACCTTGCCCGATTTGCCGAACTGGTCGCTGCTGCCGAGCGTGAGCGACTGAGATGGGATGGCATCCACACCTGCGGCCCAACGTGTGACAACCCAGCGTGCGTTGCTGTGCGTGAGGCGGTGGAAGCTGAGCGTGAGGCTTGCTGTTCGATTGTTTACGGGCAATGCGGCTCCGACAACGTAGCGCAAAGAACTGTGGATGCCATCAGAGCAAGGGGCAGTGATGAGCTCTGAAAATGAGCTGCGTGCAAAAGCTAGGGATGCTCACGAACAGATCACCGGAGAGCGTTACTGCGGTAGCTGCAGGAACTATGTCCGTATAGATCTTGGCGGAGAATGGCGTCCAGCCGGCACCGGCAGGCGTTGGCTGTGCGGGCTCTGTAAGAAGCGCATGGCCAGCTTTGGTGTGAAACGCAGGTGATGGGAGCCAAGGGTTGAACAATAAACTCTCCCCGGCTGAGCGTAAGCATGTGCAGAGGGTAAAGTCTTTGCCATGTGGAGTATGCGGAGCTGCCGGCCCGAGCGATGCTCATCACATCGTGCAGCATCAGCAGTACACGACCATCCCCTTATGCAAGGACTGCCACCAGGGTAGCCATAACGGTATCCACGGGGAGAAACGGATCTGGTCCGTATATAAGAAGACCGAGATGTCGGTTCTCAATGACACGGTCAGGACCTTGTTGCTTGACCAGTGACATGAACTTGTCTATTGTCCGGGCACGTTCTCTCCTAGCGGCACAGGACGCATTGACCCTTCTTCGGAAGGGTCTTTTTTTTGCATTCCCCTTTAACAATGTTAAAGTGGACTTTCAAGGGGGTCGTGTTCTTGCTGCACAGACCGGCAGCCAGATCCCACCCACGGCCCCCGCCTAGTCCTTCTGATGAGGCCTTAATGGCCGAAACCAAGACCGTCATGGTAGACGCCAATCCTCCTTTCTGGCGGTCTTGGTAAAGGACAGCAGGACCTTCCGGTGTACTGGCTGTGGCGGGGTCATGCCCGAGGACAAAAGGGACAGGGAACGGGGGTGCACACCCATACCTTCTACCCGAGTAGTGAACCGGACTGTTGACAACGTACTTTGTTGGACCTACGATTCGCTTGTCTAGGGTGGCACCTAGGCACACTGGAACTCAACAAGTGACATAACCCCAGAGTATTTAGGTGGGGCATGTACAGGAGTAGACGCTTCCCTTCGTTGGGTTCCAGACGTGTCTAAGCCTCCCATGCCAAGGGCTTGCCCCACCTAAGTGTTCTGGGGTTTTTCTTTTGGCGGACTGGACAGGCTAGACCGCTCAAGTTGCCGCCGTAACCTGTCGAGAGCGCCACGGGGATCC